CGTTGATATTGCCCCTCACAGTGACCTTGACTCTTGGAGCTACATACTCGGGCTCGACCTCAGCCGCAGGCTCAGCCTGCACCAGATGGCTCAATCTCGTTCTGATCGCTTTGAGAACCGTCTTTCGACTCTTGCCGGCTCTCTCAAGATCGCGTGTGAGTATAAGAACCTCGACGTTCTCTGTTTCCTTTACGGCTGCAGCTACAGACTTGGCGGTTCCCTCCAGGACTTCCTCGATCACCTTCACCCTCGCCTTTTGCTTAGCGCCGGGATCCTCAGCCGGTTCCTCGGCAGTTGCAGCCTCCGGATCCTGGGGTACTTCGGCAGCCGGCACATCTGGCACCCACGAACCCCCATCAGATGAAACAACGCTCACTGGCAGCTCTGGCTCTCCCGCATCTTCGCTAACGGGAACAATCTCAGTCTCAGAAGACTGTTTATCTTCTTGCATGGTAAGCCTCCAAAATCGTGAGGGGGGTACTTTCGCAAGTACCCCCTCAGAGTTTAGAACTCGGTATACTCGCCGCCCATTTGCGGGCCAATAACCACAAGGCCAAAGTCCGGGCTGGTCCCGCCTACCGTCGCATACATACGACGCCAACGGTGTGGACTCTTGAACGTGATCCGGTACACACCAATCGCATCGATCTGCGGTAGGGTAAAGGTATCGAGCACAGCCCCGCCATCTGTTGCAGAGGTCTGGATTATGAGGTCCAGAGTTGGGGAAGTGCCGTCTGCCTTGGGAACATTCACGTCATAGGTCATCGCGACCCTATCAGGCCCACCGAAATCAATCCATGATGCGGCCTGTTCGTTTGCGGTGAGATCTCCTGTCTTGCGCAGGAGAAGTTCTGTATCAAACATGCTAATCTCCTTCGCGATTGTACTTCGCGACTTCTCTATAGATCCTCCGCGAGTCGTTATGCCGCAATCACACCATGAAGGCGTGCAAACGCCCTTGGATGAACATGGTACAGGCCCACAGGCCAGTCGATCACGGTACGATAAGCAATACCGCTCTCGAGCTTCCCAATGTCATCCACATCAATACCGTAAAGCTGGAAGCCCATCAGGTACTTCTCTCCCGTCTTTACAGCGTAGAGCGAGGTAGAACCACCCCCGGTCAGCGCTCCGGTCGTATTGTGCTCGGTGTCGGTGATGATCTCTGTAGCCTGATCACCCTTGCAACCGATGTCATATATCTTCGGCCCGCCTTCACCATACGTCACGATGCTTCGATTGTAGGTATCCTTGGTCGTGGCGTACATACCCAACTGGCGAAGAGCGCTCATAAGACGAAGATAAAACGTGGAGTTACAGAACAGCGCATCAGCCTTGTGACCGTCGAGCTTGTGAATCAAACCCTGGATATGATCCAGCAAGGTCTGGAAACTAGCAGCCAATGTTGCCGAATCGGGCGAAACATCCAACCCGCCAGCAGCAATCACCTGCGCAGTCACATAATTAGCGATCCGGTAATACAGACCTGTAAAACCGTCCTCATCGACAGTCGGCTGACCATTGATGAAGTAATCGTTAAAATTGTAGGCCAAAGCGGTGGTGAACATATCGGTCTGGAGAGCGCGTTGATCAACAATGCTTTTCGCCTTGACGAGCAGCTTGTCGACATCGACATATGCACCCATGTCGAAGACACGCTCTTGGATCGGCTCAACGGTCCCCTTGCTTGCGCTAAAGGCCTCGTTGATCCTGCGGAACCCTACTGAGGGTAGGTCTTTCGTACGGATGGCTTGGATCGAGAGTGTATCCGAATCTTCCCACTGGAGAACGTCCATGGCAAAAGACTCACGTCTAAAGATGTCGATCACACCCCGCTTAAGATCACTGTCAGCCAACCGCGCATAATCGGCTAGAGTGTAAGGCATCGGTCAGCCCTCCTAACTATTTAGGTTTGGAGTACCCCCTTTTGAGATACTCCATAGGCGAGAGGCCGTCAGGGATCTTGCTCGGAGCACTTTTCTTCCCCGAAGGGATCCTAGCACGCGGGCTCAGATCTCCCGCATCCCTTTCTTCCTCGCCGCCCTCGGCTTCATTTGCGGAGGCGCCGGCTAGTCGCTGTTGCTTTGTGTCGATAGCTTTCCCAACACTTGCCAGGAAGAGTCTGGGGCTTGCCGTTTTCAAATTGATCAGCGGAAACTCAGCATCGCCTTTCTCAATGAAACAATCAGCCTCTTCCATCATCGCTACTGCAACCATGCCGGTGGCTTGTGCCGAATCGCCTTTGAGGTCACCCGCTAGAGCGGCTTGGCCGGCCAGCTCTGCCGATGGTGCTTCTCCCTCCGGAGTCTCATCCGTTAGAGAACGTACAATTACGTCCTGCTTTACTCGCTCAAGAATCTCTGGGGGCAATTCATGGCCGGCTGCTTTCAGATCGGCCGCGTACACATCAAGACTCTTCAACTCGGCTGTGACTCTCTTGGTAATTCGGTTATCAGCCTTATCCACAAGGCTCTGGCTATGCCTGCCGCTGATCTTGACTGCCTCATCCCTTCCAGCGTCAATCAAAGCCTGTGCCTCTTCGCGGGTAAAAGGTTTTTGCTCAGCTCCCTCTACTACTGGCTCTCCTTGCGAAGCGCCTGCCCCCGTGCCTGGGGGTTGATCCGAAGCCTGCCCAGATCCTAGTTCCGCCATTATGTTCGCACCTCCTGTCGTTGATAAAAATACAGCAAACGGAATTAATTTCAAGACGGATTACTTGAATCCATCAAAACTCATGGGGTCATATCCAACATTTTTATCCAGATCTCGATGTCATCAAACGGTCGATTCAATCCATCCCAGATCCGGTACAACTCAGACAACGCACCGCTACTTAGAGGCTCCCCGGTCATACGATTGCCCAATATCTGCCGCATCAGAGCAGCATTAGTGAGGATCTCCGGCACGCTCAAAGTACCCAACGACTCACCTTCCCCGGACTCTAGGTCGTACCGTTGACCATAGGCTTTCACATTCGGATGATCTTTCAGATAATCCCTTCTCCAATCCCAATATTTCTTGAGGCGCGGGAACCTGACCAGGTAATTGCGCCGCTGTCCACCGGGGGGAAGCTCGTAATAACCCTGCTGCATCGCAAACCAATTCGGGTATTTTTCGTTGCGTATTTCGCGGTAGGTATCCACAGCTAGGGAGAGTGTAGGATCGAGGAGCTCAACGCCAGGCGCCTCCCGGATCTGCTCGGGGATCTCTATTCTGTTATCAGGCGACTCAGGCAGGTATCCCCCCAACCGTCGAGCCCAGAACGCCAGGATGTTTATGGATAGATCCTGATAGCTCCTGGTCTCTGTACTCAGGAAGCTATACATGAAGTCTTCCCCGAGCTGCAGCCTGGCCATCTCTTTGTTTGAGGATCCAAGCGCCATGTAACGGGTCCAGATCTCATCAACCAGGAAGTATCGCAATCTCTCCTCGGGATCCTTGAACAGATCCAGCCGTGATTTATACTCCGGATACTCCTCGAGAAATTCCGTTAGCGCACTTTCGTCGCCGGCGTTCTTGCGTTCAATCGCGGCTGCCCATCTTCTACTCAGCGCCCGCTGTGCCGCCTCTCCAGTGGGGAAGCTGTCAGCCGGGAACCCGAACCAGAACAATGGATTGGCATAGGTGCCATAGAAACGAGCCATATTTACCCTGCGCGTAGCCTCATCCCATGCTTCTCCCCGGTGTTCGTTCATCGCCAGCTCACCCTCTTCCGGCGACACAACCCCATCCGCGATCATGTTAGATACCATACGCTCAATTCGGTAGTCTTCAAATCGATCATAATCCGGAAGACCTGCAGCTCGTCTTATTGGCGCCTCGATGTTTATCCCACCAGGCCCACCGATGCCAAGCGGCGCCGTCACACCTTTGATGAGCCTGGTAACTGGCAAAGGCCCTATTTGCTCCGGGGTCCCTCTCGCATACTGCCTGGCTACCTCGATTGGTAACGAGAAGCTAGTCAACAGGCTCATGTAATCCATCGGCCCGGCGAACTGATCTCCCTCTTCAAGCCGCGCCTGGTCAAGAGCTCGATCCCATATATCCCCCTCGCGAGTTACCAAGGCATTTTCAGCCGCTGCCGAGTCTACTTTCCCCTCAACAACCCAATTGCTTATGATCACCTCTGCCTTACCAACCTCCCGCTTCTTTACGTTGCCCACACGATCAACCAGGCTCAAGAACATGGCTGGTGGGAATAAACTACGCAGCGGATCCACCCAGAGCCCTCCTCCCATCCATTCCGGAAGAAAAGGCATAGGAACACGGACTTTCCCTTTTAATCGCTGGGGGAAGCCTGGGACCGTCTGGTAGTGCTGCTGCAAGTGTCTTGTGCGGGCCAGATTAGCAATCAGAGAAGGACGATCAATTGTTCTCATCGCCCAATTCAAGAATGTCCTGCTTGGCCAGAACCAATAAGGCATACCAGTTGTGGCTGCCACATCGATCCCGCGCCTGGCGTTATAGTTGAGCAACGATTGATCACGCGCAGCCTCACCCCAACGAACAGCTCCCATCTTGGTAGAAGCCATCTCTCCCCGGGTAGAGCGAACCCAATCACTAAACTCCACCTGCTGCTCAGCGTTCAAGCGGGTCTGGACATCATCCATTCCGATCTCTTGGGTCCATCCATCAGGCCCGGCCATCTTCTCCTTCATCCCATCGATCACCGGCCGGATCTGATCCCATCCATCAGCGGTGACCTGAGACATCCACAATTCGGGGGGGACTCCATCGATGGGTCCGAGCTCTGCCCCTTCCGGCAACTGGAAGAAAGTCTGCTGAGGCCCTCTCTTTGCCCTCTCCCATAATTCTAGCTTTGGGGGATACTCCACCTCACCGAACAAACCGAGCTGATCAACGTCCGGTTGTATCTGAACTAGCCTGGCGTACTCCTCCAGAACCTGCCTGATCGCCTTTGGGCTACGTACCATGTTGTTGAGATCGACAAGAAGCATCTCCTGGAACGGTGTCAGATCCCTACCGAACAGCACCAACTGAGCTATGTAGTTATCGACAGACATTCCCGACACTTTCAAGAACTGCATTTTATCAACCGCCGCAGCCAAGTCATTACCGATCGACAGGCTCAGAGGTCTGCGCTCAGCACCTATCAAAGCCTCAGCCTTGGCCATCTCCCCCAGCGCCATAGTCAAACCCTTGGCAATATTTCTGATATGGATGTCCTGGCTCTCAAATACGGTTCTCACAAGTCGCACGCCGGCATCGCCATGGTATGTTTTGGCGAACATGGCAGCTATCAACCGCTCCATACCCTTCCTGGACAGAGCTCCATCCGGATCCACGACCATCGCAACCTCATTACGTGGAAGCTGATCCACAAAGCCCTGGACAAAGCCACGGTTCTTCGGTGAGCGTAACGCCTGCTCAAGCCCCCAATCTTCGGGAACTCTCAGAGTAGCCAGGCTTTCGACTGACAGACGGTTTACATCGGCCTGAGCTGACTCTGAGAAGCTCATCCCCATAGTAGCTGATTCGTTGGCCAGCCTGGTAAACTCGACTCGATCGACATCTCTGCTGGTCCGCACCCTCACCAATACCGGCTGGTCCATAGCGCGCACCAACTCAAGATCAAAGTCGCCGTATTCGTCGGTATTACCAACTAGCAGCTCTATGAGCCTATTTGTATAGTTTGCAAAGCTCTCCGGAACAGTCTCCGCTGCCATCCCCAAAGCGATAACCCGAGCGTTTCCGCTCTCAACTATCGCATCCTCACCAATGATCGGTGTGCCATCGTCAATACGTGTGGTCGGCATTAACATGGCATCCGGGTTCAAGTCGCCGGCGATGCGCTGCACTTGCTGTTGGCTTACTGCCCTCG